CTCATTTGTTGTTATCTTTTTTCTAGTAAACCTTGTAGATGGCACTCTATACGCTAATTCTGTTTTTGGACGATCCATACCATCTTGAATAGGTTTAAAGAAAAATGGATAGTTTATACTAATAGGTACAATTTTATCAGTAAACATTTTTTTAGCATCTGCACCTGTTTTAGATAAAACCCCATATCTACTATCACTTGCAAGAGTAGCTAAATTAACTGTTTCTGCAGATGACATGAACGAAAACCCTGAACGTCTGTTCTTTAGGTAACACATTCCATAACATCTTTTATCTGCTTTGCAGGCTTCCCAGAATATAAAAAATAATCTGTTTGCTTCTCTAAAGTCTGGAGCACCAACATCTATTTTACTCCATTGAAGATACATGTAGTGTGCGCCGGTTATATAAGTTGGTTTACTATTGTTCATAAACCAAAACCCATTGTCTCTTCTATTAAACTCTTCGTCTATATAATCAAACCATTGTTCCTTTTGGTCTTCTGGATAAGCTCTCCAATCAAATATACTTTTAAGACGTGCTAATTCTTTTGGTTGTTCGGTTTTTACCCATTTGTTTTCTTTCCGCAAGTGCACTTGCATTGGTTCCAACGGCAAGCCAATTCGCAGATTTTCGATTTCAAGTACTTGCCCAATTTTACCAGTTTTTGATATAACGACGATATCATGTTCTTTATTGTATCCATATTTCCATTTTTTACCTTTATTAAAACGACTAATAGTCGTTCTTTTAATAGGTTCGATTATTTTAACTAGACTTTGTTCGTACATTATTTCGATCTTCCTTCTGCAAATCCTTGGAAAATCTTTTCTTTTTTCTCTTTAGGCTCTTTGCCTTCAAGTAAATTTTCTTCCTCTTGGATTCTGTTAAGTATTTCAAAAGCATCAAATATTGCGAGTTTCTTAGTGGCGGCAGCATTTTTAAGTCTGTCTGCTGTAATATCATCTCCACTATCAACAATAGCTTCTTTTGCTACTTTAATAAGTTCTTCAACTGCTTTATGCCCAGCTTGGATTATACTCTTCTTCGTCTCCTTGATATTCATATTTGATTGTAATAAAATTAGATAAAACTCGATATAGTCTTTCGCCATCGACGATAAACTCGTATTCACTACTTGGTCTAAAACCAATTAGATCATTAACCTCTACTGTACCATCTGAATACTTGACAATACCCTGAAGTGGTTTTTCAGATTCAATATTAAATTGATCTGTAGCTTTTAAAGGTTTTACAAAACAATAACCTTTTGGGGCTATCCATTTGTTATCTCTTTTATATAAGAACATTTGATCTTGAGTTATAAAGTAAGTGTTCTCATTAAAAAAGCTTCTACTGTTTTTTTCTCTACCTTTAACGTCGTGCCATCTACGAAAAACATTATGATGTACTATAACTTCATCTCCTGGCTGTATATCTGTATCACCAATTAATGGGATTGATTTAACAATAGCTGTTCTATTAACAAATTCGTGTCTATAAATATCAGTGTTAAGTATTAACTCTGAATCACCAACTTTCTTTTTATTGTTATATCTTTCTCCTTTTGGCGTTACAACAAAGTTGTATACGCTTTTCATTAGTACTCTAGGTTATACTCTACAGATACCGCCATATTTTTGTTAAAATCTTTCCACGGTAAAACATCTTTGTTCTTTTTAATGTAGACAGAAAACTTATCGTCTTCTTCTATTATATCGCAGATGGTATGACCACCATACACTTCTTGCCCCACAGCATAGTGCATAGCGTCATTCTTATAATCTTTACCTACAGAAATTTTACGAATCAGTTTGGCCATTTTCTACTGGATAGTTTATAGTACCATCTTGAATATTAATATCAAAAGTACCGTATTCTTTTTCAAACTCACTTTGTAATACCGTAAGCCCATCTCTTAATCCAGCAATATGGTGCATCATCTCGTGCTTTTTAATTTCCATAGATCCTATTTCTAGTTGTGACCTATTTAGATTGTTTACTGTATCTTGAACTTTCTTTAACTGCTCGTCAGTTATTTTTTCAGGCTTAATACCCTTAAGTTCTTTAATTTTTGCATTAGTGCCCTTTGTTTTGCTTGTAGCCATTTTTATTTAATTTAAGTTAATTGTTGTTTACGAATGTGTTTCGCAGGTTAATATTAATTGTATAGGGCTAACGTTATATATTATATCGCTATCCGCTATAGCATCAACATTTGCTTTAGTTAATGTTATTTGAGTTGCTGAATCAACAGTTTTAATAGTACCAAGAACTGCGTCATCTACAGCATGTACAACATCACCTGGAGCAAAACCAAGCGTTGCATCTTTTGTGTCTAATGTTATCACTGTTTGTGTTCCAGCTGCAAATCCTGTTTCATTTACTCGCACTGTAGTTCTAAAGTCTAAAGCACCTTTAGCTATAGCTGCTACATATAAATCCCCGTTTACTGGTATGTCTAAACCTGATTTTGATGCGATATTTAAATATATCAAATCTGCGTCGTTAAAATCTCCAGCTGCAATTTCTACAATTCCACTAAGATTATTAAACCAACCTGGAGTATCTACAGCCGCGCCTGTGGTTCCCAACGTAGTTGGTGCTACGTCAATACTAGCGTTAATACCATCGCTTGGTGTTGGTATATGACTTGTTGCAAACAACAGATCTATACCAACCATCGTTTGAGCCGCTCCGTCAGTACCTCTAACCATACATTGAAGACCACTGATTGATGATGCTCTTTTAATATCTACTTTATGCCAATCAAAAAGTATTTCTGTATCTGCATAAGCAGCTGCTTGTATACTTGCTGGCATAACCGGTGATACCTTTTTATATATTTTACTCATTGTTTTATTTTTTTGTTTTTTCTAGTGATCTACCACCGAAGTAAGCACCGATCACGGTTATTAATACTAATTGCAATAGATCCACCCATGAAGCCTTAACTTCAAAAGCAATAACCCCAGCATCGATAAAAACTAACAATACTGTAGATACTACTAGAAATATTAAAACTAGTGGTCTTATATTTTTACTAAGCCATGAATCTGATTGCATATCCATTTTCCAACGCTCAGTTATATTTTTTTCCATCTCTATTTCGTAACTAGAGATTAATTCTTTTACTTTTTGCTCTGCTTCTAGTTTTTCTTCTTTTGAGGTATGTAAACTATCTATAACCCCACCTACTCCTTTTACTAATTCCGTAGCTCCACTAGAAAATATTTTTGTTAATATACTCATTATTTTTTTTCCTTGATTTTAGACTTAACTATATCGTGTACAGCTTCGTCACTCATTTTATCCACGTTTTCCATGCCTTCTAAAACTCTCCACTCTTCTTCAAGCTCTTCACGATCAAAAGGAATTTCTGTAGCTATAGGTCCAACTTTATCTTTTTCTAAAAAGTGTTTCTTTTCTTGTTTTAATGCTGATACCATTTTAAGTAAAGAAGGTCCTTTCATTTTATATCCTCTATTACCTTTTGTTTTTTTTGAATAATCTCCTAATCCTGCCATATTTTTATTTTTTATTTATTTGTTATTCCCAAGGCATCTTTTCCCAAGGAAAATCTTTACTACCTTCTGGTACCCATTCTTCGTTGAAATATATATTACCGTTTTTTCTAGGATATATTACACCATTCCACTTAACAGCATCATCATCATAAGCTAACTTACCAACCCTCATATCAGTCGCGTGTACCATTTCATGCATTACAACGTGTTGAGCTTCTTGGCTATTTGGATCTAATTTGTCATTTAAAAATATAGAACCATCATTATTAGCTTCACCCATAATTCCTTTACCTAATTTTTTACTAATAACAGGTACACCAGGTACAGATGCATCGCCACCAGCTTCTTTACCAAAACGCATTTTTGTTTTGATTTCTCCGTTTACAGCGTAATTACCTCTTTCTTTTCCTAGTTTAAATGCCATATTACCTGTCTTTATCTTTTATCATATCATCTATAGATTTATTGTAAACCTTGTCAGTATATGTTTTGTTATTATAAAATACACTTCTTTCTGATGTTGGTAAATCTTCTTCTCCTAGCAACACCCTATATATTCTACTTATCATTTGAGAACATTTAAAAGAGGTTTTAAACACAGAGTACATAATAGTTGTTCTATTTCTATGTCTCCAAGTTTCTATCCAACCTTGTTGTCTTAAACGATCCCATCTTTGTTTATCCCATGAATACGTGTAAACTCCATCTATAAACTCTTTTCGTGTAAATCTTCCTTTACAATCTAAATAAATTAATAATTCTAAATCTGCATCTTTTAACCCGTAAGTTTTACAGACCCACTTTCTAGTGAGCCTGTAATACTTAAGGATATTCATTTCAC